ACCAGTCATTTGTAACTCCGCTTGTGTAAAAAGTCGGTCTTGGTTCAATTATTAGTTTTTTTGGATTTGTTTTATCTACTTCTACAAATAGATTAAACATTTTAATAATCGAGTTAAAAAAATCACTTTGTTTTATTTTATCAGGTAAAGCATTTGATAAAATAATAGTATCACCACTTTGAACGCTATTATTGTTAAGGTTGCAATAGAATGAACTATTTATTTTAAAATTAACTGTTGGATAAGATGTTGCTTGATTTTGGTCAGGAATGCCACCTAATGGTGATGCTGTTGTACTATATATTTTACCGAAACCTGGTGCAAATAAAACAGCAGCAGTATCGTTTTCAGCCATACTAACTATTCCACCTAATATGCCACTATAAATAGCAGTAATTGCTCCTTGATTAACTAAATTAGTTGAACCTGCTGAAACATTTAATGCATCAGCTACATTTGGACTGCTATCACTTGGTTTTAAAATAACAGGAATGGAGGCTATAGGTGTATCATTACCAAAAGAACTTGAAACAATATATATTGTACCTAATTGATAATTTCTTGGTACATAAGCAGTTGCATTTAAGCAATTATGTGTTACATCTAAACTAAATGAAAACTTAAAATCATAAGTTCCGTTAGCTTTAGCTTGAAATTGAAATTGATTATAAAAAACATTACCATTATCTCTATTAGGTGGTGTTGTTTCATCTTGAAAAAGTATAGGTTCGTTATAAGGTATATTTGGGAAAGGGTAATTATTTGTGTAAGATGCATCAACATCTATTGATTGAATACTTGTACTCGAAGCCCTAAATGTTCTATTATCTACTTGATCATTTGTCAATAATAATGATGAACCACCTGAATAAGGAATAATTAATCTTTTAAATAATTCTGTATTAAAGAAGTTTGATTGATAACTAAAACCTGCCTGTAAAAACATTTTATCAATTATTGTCTTTACATAAATAGCAGGATACATTTCTTCTACTTTAAACTCGCTATTTATTCTATGTCCATAATCAATCATTGGGTAAACATACCCAACGCCTATTGGTGCGCTCCAACTTGTTACTTGGTTATCTTTATCTAACGTATGATTGTATTCGCTTAAATCCACATCCCTTAAATAACCATTAGTGAAAAATTGATATACATTCTGTAACTCACCAAAGAAAGCCACCTCGTATTCAATTTCGTATTTATCAGTTACATTAACATTTAATAATTGACAAATGCCTTTGAACTGTGTTGCCTCATTATAAGTTATTTCAGCCTGTGCTTTTAAATTCGGGTTAAAATTCGGAGTAAAGTTAGTAGTGCCTGTACTATTAATGACTGCATTAACATTCCATATATTCGAAAACAATTCATTGTTAAAAGTAGAGCCTGGTAATATAACAGTCTTGCTCCATGTAGTACTTCTTTTTTCAGGTTCTCTAATATCAGCAATGTTAAAGTTAAGAGGTATCGAAACATCTTCTTTTAAATCTATCTGCTCGTTATTAATATAAATTTTAGTTAAAATCATCTTCTTTGTCTTTTTCTGTTTTGTGAGTAAGTAAATGAAAGCACTAAATTGAATAGCTGCTGACTAGCTTCATATTTTGTTTGATAAGTACTATCTGTAATGTTAACTGATACTAAGTTGCTACCATCATAAATATAAACATCAGGACTTGTTACTAATTGTTCTAACCAAATACTTTCAGCTTCTGTAATCCAATCACTGTTTATTGTAATCGTATCGTCTAATACAGTTTCGTATTGGCTTAGTCCTCTGCTTGTTGTTGAGTAACTGTAATTAGTGCCACTCCATTGATTTGGATTGCTTTTATAAGTATTTCGTTTTATATTGGTGTTCTTAGTCATTGCACCTGTGAAAGTATAATAATCGTACTTACCATAGTTATTCATAAACTTAAAACGGATAGGTGTGTACTTTGAGCAAATATCTTCACCAGGATGGATACGGATTGTTTCACTTACTATCGTTCCTGTGCTGTTTTTTATTCTAACTTCATAGTATTCCCAATTAGTAACAAATATAGGGGTAGTGCCAAATGATAAGTCTGCATTGACTAAGCTAGTTAACCAGTCATAATCTACTCTTACATTTATTGAACGGTCTTGCCTATTGCTTAAAGCTGTGTAAGGGTTTTGGACTCTTACTGTGTTAAATATCGTGCCTTCATCGTAGTAAGTTATTATTTCTAAATTATAGGCTTCATTTGCAGCATCAGTCATAAAACCTAAAATAAGTTTTTCGCCTGTTCTTGATTCAAAAGTTGGCCTATCAGTTAGAAATTGACTTGAACTATTTTGAAGTACATAAGTGTTTGTTGTAAAATCTAAAAAGTCTAAAGGACTGAACACCCCGTTAAAACAATAACCTGAACTTGTAGTTAAGTTAGGATAATTAGTTATTCCACTACTTGCTCCATACTGCTCACCAAACTTAACCTCATAATATGCTATCGAGTTACCGCATTGCTTAAATGTAGTTGTGTTATCTTCAAAGTCTCTAGTTAAAAAGTTTTGAATGATACCAGCAACATCAAAAGTTCCATAGTTGTTAGTCGGATTTCTGCCAACTTCTAATCTAGTGTAATCACTTGAACCATTTACATAAATATCTGCTATGTATCTGAAATTAGATTGAGCAACGTTTGTTGAACTCAAAGTAAAAATCATTTGATTGTAAACGGGTGCGTAGCTGTTAGGTGTGTTGTATATTGTTAGTGCCATTATTCAAATTCTTGTGTTATGTCTTTTTCTAATTGTGGTATTTCTTCGGTTAAGAATGGTTTACCTTTATATCCAAATCTTTTGATAGTTCCTTTTTTAAGTATGTTTGTAGCTATTGCATAGGATAAAGACCTTTGTCCTTTCTTGTCTCCTGCTATGCTTTGTAATTCAGGTTTATTGCCTATCCATTCTAAAATCTTTGGCTGCAACTTTTTTCTGTTTTCTTTTGAGTAGCCTTTTGCAGGTGTTCCTTTTTCAAGCTCCTCCCAATAATCTTCGAGTTCAACTGTTACTGTAACTCCGTTTTGTTTTTGTTTAATTGGTAATGCCTTTAATGATTGAGATAAATTCCCGGAAGCATTAAACTTATATTTTTCTAAATTATCTTTAACTCTTTTTAAAAAATCGTTTACTTTTTGAGAATAAATATCTTGCTCACCTGTTAGCTTATCTTCTAAATCAGTTAAAAAGTTGTCTAGTTCACTAAATTGCTGTTGGTTTATTTTTGCCATTTATTCCTATCTTTTATGTAACTCAAATAATTTAAAAACGCAACTACATTCATATTTAAGTAAAAGTCCCACTTACTCCTATCTTTACCGCTTAAGCTATCCAAAGTAACATACCAACTCCAATAATCTAAGTGTTTTTGCTCTTCAGTTCGTTCAATTCGCTCTCCATTGTCATCCTCGCTTCGCTCATTTGTTTTACCAAATAATCCTCTATATGAGGATACAAACCTTCTATAACTTTGCAAAAAAAAACACACAAAGGGTAAATGATACCTACATTCATGCTCTTAATGTGTTCGACTTTTTCTACATATTCCATTTCAACTTCTTTTAATTTAAGCCACTTTAATTTATAAGGCTTTACAAACATTGCTACAAGTTGAGGTAAGTTGCCGATAATACTTTCTTCGCTTTCTGTTAGCTTGCTTAGACTTATAAAGTCTCCTGCACTTAATTTAGTGATATCATAATTAACTACCCATCTAAAACCATTATGCTTAAACATCTCAACTGATTTAGGAAACTCCATTTTAAAAATAAAGTTTACAGCCTTAATAAGTTCTTTAAGTTGGTCTATTCTTATTTTCTCAACTTCTGCAACTGTAATGTCAGCTAAAATTGAAATAACTCTTATTTCTCTATCAATAGGATCTATTTCTTTATCTCGAACTATGTCGTAGATTAAAGGAAATTTCTCTATTGATATATCGTGCCAGCTTGTTGGTAATTCAATCTTCATCATTTTAAAAAGTACCTTTTAATTATATTATTGTGTATCTACCTGTTTTGTATTTAGAGTAAGAATGGAATCCTAAACATGAAGCCATTACCCCATCATCGTGAAATCCACTTGTTGCTCCGTATTTAATTACTCGGCTTTTTGGATTATATTCATATGTAAACATTTCAAGTTCTTTGTCGAGCCAATCCACATTTAAGAATTTAACCTCTTTGTTTTGATTTGCCACTATTAAACTTTCAACTATTTCTTTTTTGCTTTGATTAGTAGTTACAAATGGTTCAATAGTACAGTAACTTGAACATTCCTTTTGCAGCATTTCAAATATCACATCTCCAATAGAGTTAACCTCAACTAATGCCGTTTGGACATTATTTGTCCTCAAGCCGTTTGCGATATTCTTAACTATTGTTGCCCAGTCGCTATGTCTCCAACGTTCAATGTAGAATTGTTCGCCTTTCTCGTTAAATATAGATAGCACCGAATAATCTTCAGCCCTTCCTAAGTCAATACCTGCAAATGCTTTACCATAAGATTTGTTATCCGACAACAAACGGTTATTGAATAACATTGCAGAACCATCAATGAACTCCGCTAAGTATTCTTGCCTAAATATCATTTCAGGTAAGGTTAACTTTGCATCGTCTATCTCGGATGGGTTAATCATTGGATTGTCATAGCTTGTCATTGTGAATGACTTGTATTGCTCATTAGTGCCATCCAGTTGATGCATCTTATAAAAATGGTTTTTACCTTTTGGAGTTGAAATCAAAAGAACCTTTTTACCTTTTACCAAAACAGTTGCTCTTAAAACTTCAGTCCATGCTTTTTCATCCATAAAGGCAAACTCATCACATACCAGGTAATCGAATGTGAAACCTCGAATGTTATCATATCGCTCCGCTGAAAAGAATTGAATTGTTGATCCTGTGATGTATTCAATGATCAACTCGGATTGGTTAACCTTTCGGTATATCTCCATTCTTTTAGCAAATGCCTTAAATGTTTCTTCAAATACTTTCTTTGATTGTTTATAGACGGGACTTACCCATGCTATTTTACAGCCTTTATTATTTAAAGCCCAAAATAACATTTGATTCAATGCCAATAAAGTTTTACCGAACTGCCTGCCTATGTTTATTACATAGTATTTTTCAGTTCCGTTGTTTATTGCGTTATGAATTTTCCTCTGATTCTGATGTGGATTGTATAGGATTGCTTTCGCCAAAGTCTGCTTTAAATTTCATATTACCAGTTATCTTAACATCCTGCTGTTCTATATATCCTCTTTTCTTTGCTTTACATTTTAAATAGAACATTGTTGATAGTGGATTACCTTTTTTTATTTGTTGGTGCAAAGCTGATTCTGCAAAATCCAAAGCTACATTGTCAATCTCTTTTACAGCTTTCTTATAATCTTTATCTTTCTTTAACCAATCATAATGAGTATCACGATTAATGCCAACCTCTTTACAAGCTGTAGAAACAACGTTTAAATGTTTTTCCAATGCAAGAAGCATCTGCTTTTTTAATATGTCGGAATTTGAAGCCATTTTCTTTTATAAAGTACCAATAAATCTATCTAAATACCATTTAGCCTTTTCCAAGTCCTCTTTTAACTTTGTTTTGTCTTTCTTACCTGCTCTGCTAATATACTTTACTACATTGCCTAAATGAAAGTTTAAATCCCATGCTTCAATTACTTTTATTGCTTCGTAGGTGTTTTCTTTGCCTCCGTAGTGTTCAGGATTATTTACTGATTCCATCTTTGATTGTTGCTAATAAGTATTCGAGTAATTGTCTTCTACATTCTGAACATCCTAAATTAAAAGGTTTGTTTCCTGACTTAATTGCAATTTCGTTTAATTCAGTCCAGTTAAATGTAGGTGAATAGTTTTTACCCATTGATTCCCAATTTAACAAAGATTGTTTTATTTCTTCTGTCATAGATACCTATCATTTAATCGTTCAAAGAGTGAAGCTATTAATGCAAAGGTAAAAGGAATTGTAATTAAATCAAAATAAGTAGTAAAGTTAATTATTTGATAAATTAAAAAACTCCAATAAGTTAAGCAAAGAGGACAGGTAAATGGTTTACGATGTAACCAAATAGGTTTTGGGATAAACTTTGCTATTATGTATGTAGTTGCTAGTAGTTGAATCATTGAATGTTAAAACCTTTTATGTTTATTTCAGGTATTTCATGCTTTGTACTTACAATAGTTGCCCATGCTCCATCAGTTATTAAGTTTCTTCTATAAGGAAATAAATGCCAAATCTTGTCTAACATATATCCATAAGCTGCTGGTTCGCTATCGTGAATAATCATGTAATCACAATTATCTTTTAGTTTTTGAATGTCAATGTATCTTCTTTCTCCTGGTGAGTGGTCGATTAAGATTACAGAGTATTGCTCATGGTTAATTGAATCCCAATCTGTTACATGATTAGCTTTATATTTATCTGCCCATTCTTTTGAGTAGTCGTAACTTATTAATTTACGCTTATCTGTTTTAAGGTATTGTTGAAGATAAGGTGTTGAGCCTTCGCCACATCCCATCTCTAAAACAGGTTCTGTTTGTCCTTTAGTTTGTTTTAAAGCCCACCAAAGTAATGGTCTGTGATTGTCCCAATTTTGTACGTTTTCAATAAATTTACTCATTCTGTTTTACTTAATATGTTTATAGCTGCATCTAAATTAAAAGGTCTTACCATGTGTGCATCAATAGGATTTTCTGTGTTTATTGTTTCTGCCCAATTAAATCTATCTATTCTTCCGAGTGCAAGGCCAAATTTATTTTCACGACCTCTTAAAATAGAGTTTACATTTTCTTTTTTTAATTTTTCTGTGATTATATCTTGATCTACTTGCCACCATTGTTCCCAATTATCACTACTTGCTTGTTCGTATTTATCTAATAGACTTTCTATTTGTGGCATCAGTTCACTGTCTGTTATATTCATTATTCGCTTCCATTCGTTACTATGCATAGCAATATAACAAATAGGATAATGACCGTAACCAGTTAAGTCATGCCCATAACAAGTAATTTCATTTTCATTTGGATGCCAATAGTCAGAACATGGCATCATGTCCCCATCAGCAGTCATTATAAGACCTTCAAAACAATAAGCACCAAATAAACGTGATACCTGGACCAATGTTTCATCTCTGTACTTACTTTCACCTTCTAGAAAGAAAAAGTAATTATCATTATCATAAATAGCTTCAAATATTTTTGGATTACCTCTTAAAAAACATATTACCTTCCACCCTAAATTATTCCATGCTTTACAAACAAAAGGAATGTATTGATAATAATCAGGATTATCATTTGCGCTTACTACAACGTATTTATTCATTTGCCCAATAAAATATGTGTTTATATTCTTTTTCTAGTTCTTTGTATTCATCTTTATATTCATCGTATCTATTTAAGAACTTAATCATTGGTGCTTCATACCATCCTGCTGCTCCAATATGTCCACAAGTATCATTTGTCTGCCTGTAGACTTCTTTAACATTTTCCAATGGTTCATCATTAAATGAATTTCTATAACCACTTAGAAAGGTGTTTGGCATTCCTAAAATATAATGCTGTAAAATGCTTTCAGTACCATGAGCTGCATAAATCGGGTACAATTTAGCATTCAATGTCTCCTGGTCTGTTCCTTTATTATTGTAATAACGATTATCTAAAATGCTTTCAAAACTTGGAAACTTATCTTTAACATGCTTAGTTAATCCTATCATGCCACCCATCAAAGGTATATTATGAGAAATTGAATCAGTAATTGCATGAAGTACTTTAGGTGAGTTTTCCCATTCTTTTACCATTTGAGCTTCACGATATGTCAAAGGACTATCAGTATCTCTGCATATTATTCTTTCAACTCCTTGGTCATAAATAGGTAATAATCGCCATAACATAGCTTTGCATAAAGGTTCAGCAGGTAATACTTTGAATACTACATTGTACTGTTTCCACTTATTAAATAAACTTTCAAACTGCTCAAAAGTTTTTTCATCAAAACATATATGAATCTTCCAATCAGGATAAATACAACGAGCGAGACGAGTGTTAATCCACATGCCACGAAGATAGGAGCTAAAATCAAAGCAATTATGTTCTCTCTTACCATATCCAAAAAGTGCATAACTAATATATTTCATTTGTTTGATATGTAATTATAGTAATAAAGAACCTCATCAATATAAGTTTCTTTTTTTAATAGTCCACTTTTATTTATTTGAGTTGCCCAGTCTGTATCTTCACCAAAGTTAATTTCAGGAAATTTAAATTGTGATGCTATTTCTCTTTTTATCACATTTAAGTGATTAGGGTATCTCTCGTAAGTTATAATACTAGATGTTGTTTTGTATTCGCTGTATTTTATGGAATGTTCAAAAAATTTAGGAGCTTGTCCATCCATTGTAATAATTCCTTTCAGACTTACACAATCAGGCTTATTCTGTAATGCTTTTAAAACAAGTCTTAAATAATTATTTGCTATTTTATCATCATCATCAATAAAACATATATACTCACCTTTTGCAGAAGCTAACAAATCATTTCTTTTTTGTCCTATTGTTTTTTCATTTTTAGGTGCGTTATCTGTTATAACCTCAACTAGACCGAATGCATTTTGCATTTCTATTTGAAAATTGATTTCAAAAAAAAGTTTACTAAATAAATTAGAACGTTCAGGTAATGTTGGTATTAAAATAGATAGATTCAAATGTTGTGATATTTTGGCTTGTTTATTATTAAATGATCCTCTAAAAAATAGTTTTCTGATTTTCTGTATTTGAATAAATGGTAATCGCTTTGCCACATTTCTTGACTTTCTGTTTTTCTGTATTGTTCATCATAATCTGCTAGTCCCCATGCAGGATGCATATGTCTAAATAATATTTTACTATCACCCATGTACTGATATTTGCCTAAAAGGTGTGCTACTTCTGTAGCTTCAGCATCACACCATAAAGATTTGTAATCAGGATGGTAAATGTAACCAAAACGCTTATAATAATCGAAGCCTATTATTGACATTGTCATAATGTTTGCGTGTTGATTGCCATCTGTATAGTGTAATACCTGGTCGAAGTTTCCTTTAAAGTCTTGTCTGATTATATTGTCAAAACCTTTGATTTGGAACTCCATGTCATCAGAAGTATTTATCAAAATGTCCCAACCTTCAAAAATATCCATGTCACGATTAATCGCATCTATTTTATTTTTTGAAGTACCTCTAACTATAAAGACATTATCATCGGGATAACTAAAACCGAACATACTTTGATCATCTTCATCAATGCTAACAAGTATAGTATAGTTCATTGATTGACAAAGCATTATAATGTTTTGAATAGCCTTTTTTGCTTTCTCAGGCCTGCTGCGTGTTGCTAGTTTAAATAGGATGTGTTCGTTCACTTTGCAAAGTTATAAAAAATAGTTTCGCTTTGTAATTCCTTAATAAATACTTTTCTATTTTCTTCAATTAATTTATCTTTTTTGTAAGTTGGAATACTTGACTTGTGTTCTATTTCATAATCCATAGCATAAAGATATTTATCAGTGCCTGTTAATTGTTGGTAAGGCGCATCAGTTAATCCCGCTTTATAAATTCTATTTGAATAACCTGCGTGTTCATATCCATACTGACCATACTCAGAATTTAAATAACCTACTTTATTAAGTACTTCTCTTGTAAGATACATAAATACCCCACCACAATTATGAAATATCTCTAAATCTTTTATTTTAGCTTTAATCGTGTGTTTTGGTTCTAAGTATAGCAAGTGATTGTAACCTGATTCAATAAAAAAGTTTGCCCAATTAGATTTAACAGGAAAACAATCATCATCAAAAAGGAAAATATAGTCACAGTCTCTAAGGGTATATAAGTTTTGATTCTTTGAATAGGCAACACCTTTATAGTGTACATCTTCGTGAATGTGCAAATGGTAATTAACAGGTTTAAATTTTTCAAAGTATTCTAACCATCTATCAACATATTCTTTGCGATTTGGAGTAGTTGTTACGCCAATACCGATTTTAATATCTGTTTTCTTACTTCTGTCCATTTGTTTAAATTATAATTTGATTTAACATAATTTTGTAAAGCTTCTGCATATTCTTTACGCATTGATTCATCTTTGCTTAAGTTTCTTATTGCCTTATACCATCCATTAATATCGTTATTCTTTAAAAAGATTGCTGTTTCTTTTGGAAATATATTGTAAGGTAGTACATCACTAACTATTGCAGGATTGCCATGTAAACCAGCTTCGAGTAATTTAATTTCACTTTTACATTCAGTAAATGAATTTGATTGCAATGGGATTAAAGATACATCGGTTTCATTATAAGCCTTTCCGTAATCGTGAACTGGTAAGCTGTAAAGTCTTTGATATTTGTCGGTTAAAGTTCCACCACTCATTACTTTTTCGTAATAGTTATAATCTGCATTATCGTTGTAACCACCTAAAACAAATTGAATGTTTAAATCGTGTCTTAATGCCTTTCTAATTGGTAATTCTAAGATTGAAATGTCTTCTTTGTGAAAAATTCCTGCAATATAACCAAATCTAACTTTATCACTTTTAGTCTTATTAGGTTTCCATTGTTCATCTTCGTGATCCAAACAATTAGGTATAACCTCAACATTCTTGTTATATCTTTTTATCTTAGATGCCAGGTGTTTAGTTGTCGTGATTACTAAGTCTACATTTTTAAGTATTTCAACTGTTTGGTCGGGAATGTTGTGAATATCATAAAGCCTACTTAAATAATGACTTTTTGGTAAAGTCCAAATATCATCAATATCAAATATCACTTTAATTCCTAGTGAATGATACTTTTTAATTATTTCTAATGATTTTCCACTTGTATCAATTTCTCTTTGATATACTACTGCTGAATACTGTTTTAGCTGTTCATCAGTTGCAACATCTAAGTCGGGAAAAACATCGCATTGAAAGTCAACCATGTCGGAGACTTTTGAGAATGGAACGATTAATCGGTGAAATGATAACCCGTTAAGGTTACCCATGTTCGCCTTGATCAGAATTTTTTTCATTGTGCTGTCGTTTGAGTTTGTCTTTGATTTGTTTAATGTCGTTTGCTACTGTTCTGTAAGGTATCTTAGTTTTATCGCTTAACTTTTTTGCATCTCCATGTTGAATATATAGTTTTAAAAGATTTTGTTCATAAAATTCATTTTCATTTTGTGGAGAATCAGTTAAAAAACTAATTAAAGCTGAATAATCAATATTGTCGTTTTGTTCTACTATTTCGTTTAAGTTATCTATAAATGTAACGTGTTCTACAAAATATCGTTTTCTAAATTTATTTGAATGCCATGTTAACCAACATACAGTAGAAAAATAATGTCGTAGGTTTCTAATAGTAGAAAAATCTATTTTTTTTTCAATTATTACAATTATAGCTTCTGCGTGTAAATCTTCAAGTAATTCGTGATTATGGCAAATATTTCTAGTAATTTGCTTATAGATTTTATTGTTAATTAGTTCTTCAATCACTTATGCAAAAGTAAAGCAAATAATAAGAAGATTACAAATAAAATAAAAGTAACATCACTTTTTTTCATTATTCTGTAAAGCTTTTAAATACTTTTGATACTGGTTCCAGTCGAATGTTCCACGAATAGAGTTTACATCTAATTTTTTTAACCACCATTCTGTTTTTGATATTAGTGATAGATTTGTTTGATTGTTTGTTTTCATGTTTATTTGTTTTTAGTTAATTTTTAAATAAGTCGATACTTTATAGCGCAAAGAAGTAAGTTAGCAGTAATAACTACCGACCTTCTACAAATTGATATTCATCACAAAGCAATTTCAAAAAATGTTCAGCAGCATCATTCGCAATGATGTGTTTATCTTCTTTATTTAGTTGCTTTTTACCTGTCCTTTGTTTATACCAATGTTCACAATCTTTATATGCCATTGCGATATTTGCACTCCAACTTCTACGATAATCTACATCGTTTTTTAATTCAGTTGTAATTTTTGAAATTGCTTCTTTAAGTTCCATCTTTTTTATTTATTTAGTTGTTAATAATCCGTTACTACTGCTAACAGCGTATAAAAAACATTAAAACGATTTTTTATACGCAAACCGTTAGCGGCAAGCGTAGGACACCGCTCCGAATAAACAGCATCCTACACAAACCGAAAAAGGCTACACAATTTCTCTCAAGTGCCGCAAATTGCTTTCTGCCTTTTCATTTAGGTCATTCAAACTGTAAAGCAAACGATTGATTTCTTCCGTTACGCTTTCGGGCTGTTTTTCTTTCACAGCTTCATTAAGCGTTGAAGGTTCGTCATACCTTTTAATCATTTGCAATTTGTTTTTAGTTTCGCATACAATACCATCGTAGCGACTTACGGCACTTTGTAACCTTTCGATAATCACATTCAATTCAGGTTGATGAACCGAAGTAGGCATATCGTAGCCTTTTTCTTGGATTTTTTCTCCGTACATAAATTTGTTGTTTAAAAACGCCAGCCGCTAACAATGTATTGCCAAAAGTGGGGGCTGACGTTCCACTAATAAGCAATTGCACTACATTTAACTTTTGTGCTTCGGATGGGCTGTTGTGCAAGTAATCCCCACCTTCGGCAATACCCGATACGTTATAGGTAATATTTTAAAAATAAAACCCACCGCACCTGTACTAATATAAATCCTCACTAAACAATCCAAGTCTTTCGTTTCCATCTCCTGTAATTAATTGGTTAGCTTCTTTTGCTATTTTCAAGGCTTCTAATCTATCAACCCATCTATCGGTATTGGTAATAAAGCCTTGTTGTTCTGTTCTCATTAATTCAAGTCCTTTTTCATCATAAGGGAACCCTACCATTTTAGCAAAAGTAGCTATGCAGTTATGATGTCGCCTTCCGCAAATCACAAATCCTGTTTTAATATTTTTACACGAGTGAGTGTTTTCAACTCCATCATCGTAGTAATTTGCTGCACATAATATAAATTCTTTTTTCATCGCTTTTTATTTTTAAAATACATACCTATAACACAACCTAAAATCAAACCGCCACATACTAACCACTTATAAAGGCGGTCAGCTTTTAGCTTGATGCCGTTATGTGCCATTTGAAAGAACCTCCGTAAGTTGGATAACCCAATCAAAAGTTGCGTCATAATTTATTGTAATTTCGTCACTATGGTTTCCGCTTTCATCCCATTCAACTAATGTAACTGACCATCTTTTGCTGTTAATATGCTTTGATACACATACCTCGTAATCATTTATCTTTTTGTAGTATGTATCAAAAGTATCACATCGGTTTCTCCAACCTAAATCAGACAAACGGCACATAACAGCACCTATATTCAATTGCGGTTTCTGTGGTTCATTCAAGTTTTCGTTTTCTAACATAATTCTGTTTTTATTTAAAGTTTTCGTTTTCAAAGTCCGCAACTAAATATAGCTGCGAACCGTTAGCGGTAATAAAATTTACTCCGCTTCTACCAATCCCCAATGTTCAGCATCTTCTAAACTCACTTCAATAGTGTCATCTGAATCTGCTCTACCTTCATTCAAGCACCATTCATTTATTCCATACTTTTCACACATCTGCTCCCAAGCATTTATGTACGGTGCGTCTAACACATCACCTAATTTTACTGTTACTTTTATTTCGCTTCGTTTCATAATCCGTAAATTTTACATACCGCTAACAAAGTATAACCAAAAGTGGGGCGGTAGTTCCCAAATTCAGCTATTGTGCTTCTAATTTACTTTTGTAGGTAAGTCAGGGTTTAGCACTTCTAACCCCCACCTTCGGTTATACTCAACCGTTATAAGCAATTGCTAAGAACCTGCTTCCAATTAATTTTTTCGCCACAATAAGGGCAGTAAGCAAATCGACTTAAATACCCACGCCTATTATCAACTATCTGTTTTGGAGATAAAGGCTCACCATTTAACAATCCGTATTCTTTAAATTTTGGTTGTATATCTGATATGCGTTTTACCTCATAATCAATATCTGATTTGCTTACTTTTTCTCCGCTAAGAAATCCCACCAAGCAATCGCAACTGCTTATAACATCGGTTTTGTAATAGTGAGGCTTTTGTGCTTTATTAGTCATTTGTGCTTCTATTTAAGTTTAGTGGTGGGCTAAAAATTTCGGCTTCGATTTCCCCACCATCGCAAAGCCGTATTCCGTTATATTCATAACTATCCTATTCTTTTTAAATTATCAAATGTTTTACCTTGTTGTTTTAGTTTTAAAGTTAAGAAGATTAAAGCTTGTGTTTTTAAATAAAAGTCAAAAGTTCTATTTTCCCCAAACTTAACTGAATTAATTAATTGTTCATACCCTTTTGGGTCAGCTTTTTTCAACCCACCTTTGTTAATATAATTATTGTATTTAATCTTTGCTTTCTTAGTGATTATTTCTTGGCTTTCAGGTGAAAATGATATTTGATAATTAGCATATAGAAACTCATAAATTGAAGGAAGATGCATCACATTGTCTTCATGGTTAATTATTGTATCAAATCGTTCCGAGTTTTTTTCTTCGCATATTGAAAAGAAGTAATTAGCTATTTGTAAATTTTGCTCAAAGAATTTAGTCATTGGTTTATCAGTTGTTTGAGGTTCTTGGAACTTAAACCATTCTTTCATGGCTTGTTCTCTTTTAATAGAACTCATATAGCCTTTAATGAATTTTGTAAAAGTTACAGTGCCATAACCAACATATTCGCCAAATTCATTGCTTATTCCTAATTTAAAAGCGTTTCTTAGTTCGGATATAGTTATACCCTTATGATGTTCTAAAGAGTAGTCATAAATGAATTTAGCAACGTTTTTTAATTGATCATTCTCTAAGATATACTTTTTGTTTTCTCCGCTTAATTCTATTGTTTTGGCTATTTCAGTATAAATTAGTCTTAATGCTTCGCCACGTTCAATGTTTACTAACTTTTGTTCGTTTTTAGCTTCAACATAAAATTTCTGTGAAGGTTGTAATTTATTTAAGGCTATTAACTCTATGTTATTGAAGCCAGTTGTTGTAATGTTACTCATAGATTTTCCCAGTCTGTGTTATTAATTTCGTTTTGTATTATTTGCATTCGAGTGTTAAATGTATTGTTATCTTTTACAAAATCAATCTTAGCTTTTTTAAATGCATCTTTAACCCACATATTTATAGCTGCATAATCTGACTTGTATTTTTTTCCTGTACTTGCTTTATAGTCATTTAATTTATTCAGCATCCATTCTACTTCATGAGGTGCAAACTCTTCATTTAACTTATTAATTTCAGATTCAGAAAGAAAAACAAATTCTTTTATTTTATTCTTATTCTTATTCTTATTTATTTCTTCTTCTTTTTCTTCTTTGCTTAAAATCGCTTTACTATCGTTAAGCGGTCGCTTAGCGTTCGCTTTATTTCGTTTAGCTTCCGCACCTTTTTTGCCATTTTCTGAATTAACTTTTGATATATGATTAGCTTCAATTAATTGTTCATCTAAAAATTTAATTAATATATTTCCTTGCTCATTCCAAATATATTTATCAATTAACTCATTAATTAATGATTCATTTTTATATCTTCTAATTAAATCTTCAATTGTTAATTTACCATCTCTTTGCCAATATAAAGCACAAACATTAATAAATAAACCTTGAAGTTCTAATGATTCATAAACTATATCTCCAGTTAGCCATTCAGTAGCAGTAAATTTAAAATATGGAAAATTTTTTGCCATTTATGTAAAATAAAAAACCCATCGGCTTTCGAGGTTGCAGGCTCTACTCACCAATGGGATTAATAAAAATTTATTGATGCTGCAACTCATCTTTACAAAGATATAAAATTTTATTGATTTAATCAATTATTTCATTATTTTCATTGTATATTTCTGCTTCCCATGCTTGACTAAAATCTTTATCAGAAAATAATTCAGATATACCACCTATTTGACATAATCTTAAAACCTCATCAGCATCCATTCCTAAATTTTTAGCAATTTTTTCATCACTCCAATTTCTTTTTTTCAAATCTAATACTATATCACTCATTGCTTGAATTTTATGTTTTCCCCTTGCTCTATTATGTCTAATAGTCGATGCCATTCTATCATTTAAATCTTTTCTTTCTTCATTAATAGTTACAACAGGCAAATATCCATGAACTCTTTTTTGTATATCTTCACATTCTTTTCCCACTCTATTTCTATGAAATCCATCAATAACTTCTCTTGTTTTTCCATTAGATTCAAGCATAGATACAATTGGTTGCGTATATCCATCTGCAGAAATTGATAATCTTAATAATTCCATTTCAGGCGGTGCAACTGAATTTGGATTATAATCATTAGCATGAACTTCATCATTTTTTACCCATAAAACACAATCAACAGGTTCTGTTTTAAATGGACTAATTTTATGTAAAGCAATTTTAATTTCATTAATAGCATTTACTTTTTCATTTAATTGTAAAGAATCTAATTCTTTAATCAATTCTAAAATTTGTGTTTTCATAATTTAAATTTTTCTTCTTCTCTTTGTTGTTTTTTTAATTTTAAATATTTTTCATATGCTTTTGTTTTATGTTGAGTAAATCCTGATCCTTTACACCACCAATCATTTCTTAATAAACTTTTACATATTCTTTTCCAACTTGGAACTAATTTTTGTGATTCTAATAGATTAGGAGCATAATCAGGTATTTCATTATCATAACCTCTTTCTTGCCACCATTTAATAAAAACAAATATTTTATTTTTATAATGTTCTGCAGTTTTTTCAGGTAATGTATTTAATATCAATTCTGAAAATGATTTCCATGTATGATTTTCAGGTTTTGTTATTTTACCATATCCATTAATATTACCAGTATCTTGAACATATAATGCACCACTATTGGCACCATTAACTCTTGCTACAACTTTTGACCATGTTTCAGGCTCTATTAAATGAAATAGCCATAAACCTTTTCTTTGGTCATCTCCATAAGGTTGACAAATTCTTTGCAAATGAATTGATAAACCTGCTTTGTGCATTAAATCATAAAGTTCATTATGTCTTTTATCTTTATTTTTTCCATGATAAATCCATATATCTTCAGTAGACCAATCATATATTGGATAAACATTAAAAACATTATCAGTTACTTTAGTTGTATATTGTTTATTTAAATAAGTTACTTTTTTATTACTTGCAATTGTTCTAAACCTATTTAAACTTTCATCTGCTCTAATACCAACTAAACATGCAGTATTTTTACCATTAGAATACCATTCTCCAAATTCAGGAACAAACTCTTCAAACTCCATTCCTGTTCTAAAAAAAGGAAAATAATTTATATCACTTACACTGAATTTAGGTTGTTCACGAATCCAATCATTTTTTTTATTTTCATCCCAACATAACCAAAATGGTTCGAATACAGAAACAGCATTTCTTAAATGAATAGGTAAACATACCCAATATAAATCAATGTAATTACGATACATTTTAACACATTCTAACATGTGATTTATTGTTAATTTATATTGTCCTTCTAAATCAACTATTAATAAACCTATTTCTCTTTTTCTTTTAATAGCTTCATCCATTACCATGTGAAGCATAACTGTACTGTCTTTACCACCTGAAAAAGATAAATATATTTTATCAAAATTATCAAATGTCCATTCAATTCTTTGCTTAGCTGCTTCATAAACATTTAAATCTAATTTTATTTTAGGCATATTTTACCTCCCATTCTTTAATTAATTTATCTGCTATCATATCTGCTTTATCTCTATTTTCTTTGCTTACTAAATGCCATGCATCCATTGTAATTGTAGATGGTACATTAGCATAAATACAACATGCTGCTTGACCTAAATAAGCAATTTTGTTCATTGAATCATTACTTAAATTTTGTTCACATGAATATATCCATTCATCAATAACTTTTTTCATGTATTTTTCTGTTAACTCTTGATTACTAAATAATTCAACAACTTTTAATATTAAATAATCTTTGTTTTTACCTGATAGATTATCATAAAATCCATTAGGAAAATCTTCCCATTTCCAATAAGGATGATAAATTCTTTTCATATTTTATGTTCTTTGATTTTTAATTTGTAAATTTTAATTAGTTCCTGTATTTCTTCAATCGTGTACTTTTTTTCGATATGAGCAATTTCATCAAGTTCTATTAGTTTTTCTTCGCTATACCTTTTAACAAAGTTTATTCTGTAATTATTGATGTCTCCTGACTTATCTTTATTACATGGTCTTGAACATTGTCCATTCACATTAAACTCGTTAAAACGAATATTTGAGTATTTAGTTGGCCATAGATGGCCAGCATCCGTGTTGCCTTCTTTTAATGGTTTACCACAACTAATACATCCTTTATTTTTGTCTCTTAAGCGAATAAATGAATTAAAGGTAGTTTGCAAAATTTTTAGCCATTCCGTTCTTGTCCTTAAATTTTTTATCATTTCAGCTTTCTTTTTCTTCCATTCTTTTTTTTCAGTAAATATAGAATGGCATTTATGACTGCAAACTTGTTGAAGGCTATTAAATGGAGTGTAGGTATTCCCACACTCCTTGCATTTTTTATCTTTAATTTTTTTCATAAAAATTCTTGAACATTATGAGTATCTAAATTAGTGTATGTAAAAATTAATTTTCTTAAATCTTCACCACATTTAATTGCCATTTTTTCTCGCTCTTCAAAAATCATATTGTCATAGTCTTGATTGTCATACATTTTATCCATTAATGCAGTTTGAAAAATTATTATTGTATTCATAAAATCCCTATTGCTATAATGTAGCTTAATAGATTCTTTTAAATAAGCGTTTTGCTCTAATATATCGTTTGCGATTATTTCAAGTTCATCTTTATAATTTCTCATGATTTTTTTCCATTAAATGATTCAAAATATTGATTAAATAGTTCCCTTGCTGCTATTACTTTTTCTTTCATCTTAGCATGTATTTCTTCATTGGCATTTACTCGATAAATAAATAATCCTAAATCTGAAATAATACGAGGGTCGAAAGAAACGAAATCACACCACTTGCGACCACTTAAAAGCATATAGCATTGCATCTGATAATAGTATTCAGGCTGTTCACTCAAAAATGTTTCATCGTTTGTTATAAAGCAATGTTTTAAATGATTAGCACCATTAAAAGGGCATTTTATTTCTATCATGCCATCTTCACCTACTAATCCATCTGGACTTCCTGTTAAGCCTTCTATTTCATTTGAGTAAAGCATTAAGCTATCTTTAACCTCATTGCCAGTTACAGATGAATAAAATTTCTTAGCAGTTGGCTCGTGTTCGTTTCCCCATTCAGTTGCAAAATTATTAATGCCTTGTTTTACTTCACCCGATAACTTTTCCCAAACTTTTTCGAGAATATAAGTTTCTGCTGTTTTAGATAGCACGTCCTTTTTAGAACGTGCTTCAGTCATTAGCTTCCAGATTTCACTTCCGGTGAAGTTGCCTTGACGATTAATAAACCATTCTGGGCTGTATATTTCAATTGTGCTTTCCATTAGATTGATTTTAATAGTTTAACCTCAACTTCTTGACTAACCTCATATTTTGACTTTATAGCATCGATTGAGCCACCTTTCATTAAATACTCTACCGCCTTACCAAAGTGTTCTGTATCGGATTTTAAAATAGGTTTACTTGGCTTTGTTTGTTCTCCAGCTGCGTCTGTATCTTTGTCG